TCTTCTACTTGAACACCCCATACATAAGCATAAGCACTATCTGAAGTATCTGAAGCATCAACAGTTCCATCAGTAGCTCTTGGGCTAAAAAGCGTTGAAACAGTAGAACTAGCATCAGTGTTAAAAGTAGCTGATATTCTTACCCATCCATTACCATAATCTTCAACAGAAGAGCCTATAACAGTGAAATCACTACCAGCTACGCTTGTTGTTATTGTATTGGTGCTAAATTGGTATTTTACTTCGCCTCTGTTTGGATAACTTCCTTGTTGTCGTATAGCAAAGAAATCTCCCTCGCCTTTTTTAACAAACATAGAAGTAGTTATGTCTAATTCTGCTGATGCTGATTTACTTGCGCTATCAATAACATAATTTGCAGCAGTTGAAGTTCTTTGTACTTTGTCAGCAGTATATTCTCCACTTGGTGCTATTGTTTGGTCTGCAGTTACAGTTGTACTAACTTTAGTCCATACTGCATTATTTATTTGCTCTGAATAAAATTGTCTATTAACTCTCTGCGGTTCTAAAAGTAAACTTGGACAGTCGCTATTTAACCAATCTAATCTCGGTGTATCATCTACTGTTAATTCCTCAATAAGACCATCCTTGCGTACTCTTGTAGCGTTTCCATTACGCTCGTAGTCAAAGTCCCCACTACCATCATTTGGTAAAATAGAGTATACAGTAGGATTAGTTCCTCCTTTATATCCGCTTGGTATTAATGCTAGTTTAGGATTTGTCATGATTCTTTTCTTTCATGTTGATCTTACTTTTTTTAATAACTTCAATATATTTTTGAAGCTTTGTAAGGTTTGTTTTCTTTACCTTATATCTCATAAAACCCACCCATTAAATGTTGTGTCAGTATCTGGACTGATGTCTTCATTTGTGTTTGTATTGTACTCTGGAAATAAATTGTCATTAAAGCACAAATAATCTACCATGCGAGTTGAATAGTAGTTAGCGTATTCTCTTGCTTTAGAAACTAAATAATCAACTTCATTCTTATCAACATTTTGAGCTGTTTCGCTTGAATGCTTAAATACTCCTCCGCTTTTAATTTGATAAGCAGCAAATGGAATGTAAGTCATTTGCGCAAACCATATTAAACAAGGTTGAACATAGTTGTTTACTAAATTTAAATAATCTCCACTTAAGTTATCTGCAATGATATCAGCACTAATCTTATTGTATAAATCAGTTCCAAGAAGATTCTGCACCTCAACTTGCTGTGCTACTTTAATAAATTGTATGAAGCGATCTGTGTCAGTATTTCCATCAATTATACTGTTCTTAACAAGATCTGTTCTGCTTATAAATAGTGCTGTTGCCATTAGTTTTTAAATTTCATTTTGTTCCAATACTCTGCTGTGTATCCTTTATACTTCATGTCTTTCGGAGCAACTGGAACTTCTTGTGCATTAGCCTCTGGTTTAAACCCTCTTTTCCTTGCTTCTGTTGTGCTTATTGCATCCCCTAGTCCTTTAGCTCCATCTTTTCTCACATAAGTCTTTCTAAACCATTTGTGGTTACATCGAGCACCGCCTTTATAAAGCCAAATACTATAAGTATCACTTCCACCTTTTCCAAATCCAGCATTTACAACTTTAGTATCCATAGCAACAATGTCCTCTTTTCTGTAAACCTTTTTAGCACTTACCATTTTAGAACAAAACTGTCTTGAAGTTGCTTTAGTTCTTGCTGGTGCATACATATAACGTACTAAAAACTCATTCCCTTCTTCTGTTGATTGCTTACTCTTTCCATCTTGTTCACTCTCTTTGTATGGCTTTGCACTTCCAGTGCTTACAAACTCCCAAATCTTCGAAAGTAAACTTTTATCTTTAGGTTTGTTTAAATCAGTTATAACTTCATCAAGCTCCTCTTCATGCTCATAACTTACCTCACGCTCATCAATAACATCAAAGTCCTTTAAAAGCTCCTCTTCATCTTCTCCAAGATCAATCAAAGCATCTGCAATATCACTCCCTATTTCATCTGGAAGCTCTTTGCTTAATTTAACTCCAGTTTCCTCTTCTCTTGTTTCCTTATCAACTACATTTTCCAAGTCAGTGAACTCAAGTGGTTGAAGCGTTTTAAAGTACAATTTAAGAGCTATATTATTGTAAGCTAGTATAGAATCAAACGCATCTATTAAAAGTGTCTGAAATGGTCTAATAACAGTGTTATCCATTAACGTACTGGCAGTCTTTAGCTCTTCTGCATTGTTTCCAAGTCCAGTGCTGTCCTTAATTCCTAGAAGCATTGGAGAAACTATCCTGTGAGCTACCATGATTTTTTTGCCACTCTCGTCTGATAAAAACTGATACTGATTGTGAGCATCGCTTAACTGAATTGGCTCTATTGTTGCTGCACTTTCTGGATTGTCGTTAAAAGCCAGGATGAACTTGCCAGCGTTGGAGCTGCCAGAAAATTTAGAATAAATACGGTTTTCTAACATTTGTCGCTCTTCGGCATTAGGTGTACCATTGTTAAAATTTATAAGCATACTAGGAGCTAGTCCGTTAAGTATGTTATTGAGATGATAGTTAGATATTTCTTCTTCTAACTCTGCGTATTGTAAACCACCTTGATAGTCTGGGCTTGAATAATACTTATACCCAGCTCTGTAAGGCTTTACATATACTATCTCGATTGCTTCCTTTGAATAACCAAAAGCTGGTATTCTTGTGCAATCCTCTACTTTTTTAACCTTGCTCCAATCATCTGAATAATAATAAGCTTCAATATCTCCATCCTCATTGCACTTCTCTGCTCTTAAGTTTTCAACTGGTATGTGTTCTACTCTTGCAACAGTTTTTCTGTCCTTTGAGTATATCACTTGCATGGAACACTGTCCCATAAGTTTTAAATCATAGCATAATTTACGCACACAATCCTTATGAAATAAAGTGATCATCTTTGCATACTGCTCTGGCTTTCTGTTTGAATCTAAAGCATCCAATCCCTTACCGTATATCATTTCAGATACTCCGTTGATAATGGCATTGTTAGTTGGACTTCCATTGTATCTGTCAATAAGATACTGGAAATAATTGTTGTCGCTACCATACGCAACCCAGTCTTTGTTTGATTTCTCAACTATCTCTGGACTTGTATAAGTGCTTAAATTAACTACTCTTAAATCGTTCATAATATAATGTAATCGTTGTCATAACTATCCTCCTGGACATACTCTCCATTATTTACAGAGTAATAGTCATTGTTGGATTGATTAATTGTTTGGTCTGTGCAAAATACTCTGTCTTTATATATTACAGAGCTTCCATTTTTTACTTCTAACGTATAGAAATCTCCTTCTGTTAGCGTTCCGAAGTCTGCTGTAAATACAGAATAATTCCTATCAGTTGAAGCAGTTGGAGTTATGCTTATGTTTGTACCAGTGCTTTCACTCATTAAATTTACAGTGATGCTTCCAGTAATGTATTCTCTTGGAATAATCTTAAAAGACTTACTTCCATTTGTTCCAATTAACTTCATATTAATATATAAACAAAAAAGAAATATTTTGTATTGATAAGTAATAAAAAAAAGGGCTATCCCTAAAGATAACCCTTAATTTTATAAATCCCTTTAGATTTATGCATCTGGATCAACCTGCGTTGCATCCTCTTGTAAGTTAGATACAAAGTAAGGTGGAGCTACTTCTTGAGCTGTTGCAACTAAAGTAAACCCAGAAAGGTCTCCCATTGCTGCACCGCTTACGATAGTGCCTCCAGTAATTTCTGCACCGTTCTTATGTCCGATTAACAGTTTATTTCCATTGTAATCTTCTACTACGTAATGAGCTCTACCAGCATTCAAAAGTTTGATTTGCTCTTGCGTTGCTACATCAAGGAAAGTAAAAGTAATATTTAAAGTTGTTTCATAAAAAGTCGTTCCATTCTCACGTGAACTGTTCACTGCTGTTTCTAAAGAACTGTTACCTTTGATATCAAACTTAAAGAAATCTCCTCCAGTTGTCAAATCAATTGTTCCAGATGTATCAGAAAGAGCTGCAATCGTTGGGTCATAATCAAGAATGTAAATAGTCTTGAGTCCGCCAACGCTATTCTTACAAGGTAAAGAGCGACCGCTTGTTACTGCACATGCCATAATTTATAGTTTTTTATAATAAAAAAGGGTAGGCAATTTTACCCACCCCTCTTTATATTGATTAGTTAATTTATTAAGCGTAATATACGATGTCTGATCCGATTCCTGTCTGAACACCAGCAGTATATCTCATGACAACTCTTACGTTTTGACTTCCGTCGATGTCGCTCATGTCAATAACCTTCACTTCGTTTCTGTCATTTAACAGTCCAGTACCAAAGAATAAGTTAGATTTTTGAGCAAGTACAGCTTTATTGTCTCCAAGACCTTGAGCTACAAAGATATTAATACCTTCGAAAGTTAAAGCTCCTCCGTTGTACCAAGTTGTTCCTTTATTGTCAACACCATTTGCACCGATGTTAGTAGCGAATCCACCTAAAGCTCTGATATAAGCTCTTGCGATGTTATTGGAAACATAAAGAGTTAAATCTTCTTTTCCTAGTACAGCAGCGTTAGCAGCATCTACTATCTTGCCGAGCTCTGCTATTACGTTAGCAGAAGTTACTGTTGTTCCAGTTACATCTACAACAGTTGCATCCGCAGCTAATAAAGTAGAGAAACCATCAAAAGTCCCTTCACCAGCAGCACCACTCCAGATTGAGTTTTCAGTAGCTTGAGCAACTTCAGCAGCAACTCTTGAGATTACATAGTCAGAGAATAGTGGAGGTAAGCTATCAAAAGCAGAAAAGCCCATTTGAGCAGCTTCCCAATCTGCATGTAATTCTTTCTTACAGATTTGTAAGTTTACTTGCAGTTCAGTTGGAGTTAATACTTTCTCTGTTAATGTTAGAGTTGAAGTAGTTGAATCAAAATCACAATCAGCAGAACGTACAATATTAGCGAAAGCTCCCACTTTCATTGCTGCTTTAAACTTTACGTTTGGCAAGATTGATACAGCTCCAGCATCTAATGTTGAAGCAGATAAAAGGGCAGCACCTAGATACTTCCCTGCAAATTCTCCAGCGTATGAAGAACCAGTAATTGTTGGATTTGGCATTTTATTTTAGTTTTAGTTGTTTATAATTTTACTCATTACTCTGTCAAGTGTGCTCATTTTTCTTTTTGATGCAAACTTGAAATTTGTTTTGTTTTCTTTAGCCTCTGGATTTGCTTTGATTGGCTCGGCTGCTGGCATTCCAAGTTCAGCTTCTTGATTCTCAAAGGATTCACTTAACTCAATTTTTTCATGTTTTGCAAGCTCCTCTGTCATGAGATTTCCAAGCTCATCAGCACTCATCTCTTCTTTTGGCTCTAGCATCGCTTTGATTTCTTCAATCATTTCTTTTACTTCTGCTAGTTCTTCTTTTGTAGCGTATCCCATTTCTTCTTTATCTTCTTCTAGGACTACATCTTCTTCTGCTTCAACTTCTTCTTCTGGAGCTTCTTCTCCAGCTTCTTTAATTTCAGCAATAAGACCTTCTTCTGCTACTACAAGTATTTTACCATCTTCAAGTTCATACTCGCCGATTGGCACTGCCACCTTCTCATCTTCGGTAACAATAAATACTTCTTTGCCAGCCTCAAAAGCTTCTGCTTCCAAAACAGCACCGTTTTCTAAAGTCTGTTGTTCCAACTTGACCTCTTCAGACAAATTAAGAACATCTTTGATTTTACTAATCATATCGTTCGTGTTCATATTAATATATAAGGGTTAAAAATTAATTTTGCATTTTTAGGCTTTCTTTTGAATAATAAACCACTCTGTGCCATCACTCCAAATCTTTATACCTTCATAAGCCTTGTTAATCTCGTAGTAGTTTGTACTGCCATCTAAATTTTGACCAGTAGCTGGTGTAAGATAAATTCTTGTATTTGTGCTAAACGTACTATCGCTAATAAATCTCATTGCTCTATTTGTATTATTTGCAGATGTGCAATCTGGTAAAGTCATTGTCATATTACCAGCAACACCAGACCAAGTTAGTTTTATTATTTCAGAATTGTGAAATGTAGTATCGTCTAAATCAACATTATTAGTAGCACTTACTGTTATGCTTGTAGGTGCTAAATAGTTTACTATTTCTTTTTGTAAATTAGAGAATACTATTTTTTTTGTTTCTCCACTATCCACTACTACAAACTCATCATTATTAGCAAGGTCTGTAATAGCATTTAATTGTGATATTTTCTTATCTGACATTATAAAATAATTTTACTGTTATTCTCTTGTAATAAAAAACTTGTGTTTTCTTGTAACAAGTAATTAAATTGCTTTGTTGTACTACCAATCCCTTGCGCCCTTAAACTACCATCACAACACTTTATAGAGTAGGTATTATCCTCGCATAAACAAGCTCTGCGCCCACCCTTTGGACTTGTTCTACTTGGTGTAAAAAACTTCTTAAATCTTCTCATTTACCTTGACCTCTATTTAGTTTTTTATAGTTCTTACTACTCTTTAATTGACTAGTTTTACTTTTAGCGTGTATGCCTTTACGTCTTACTTTTTTGCGTTCTATTTTAACCGCTACATTACGCATCTAATTCTTTTAATTTACTGTTAGCCCAACGTAGACCAGCCTTACCACCCCATAATAAATAAGAGATAGTACCACAAGCGGTTGTATCGCTTTCAACGTAGTATTCTTCTGCTCTTGACAAATAAGAATACATACGCTTTATTGTTTCTTTAGAGATTGGTTTACCTTGCGCTAATTGTTGTGCTCTAACTTTTCCTACTTGAGTTGCACATTTGTTGTTTACCTTTTCGTTAAGTTCTAAACCTCGCTTTGCGTTGTTCTTTACACCACTTGGATAATCCGAGTAGCTTTCAAGTATCATCTTCTTACCACTCTTAACACGTTTGTCGCTTTTTATAATGCCTCGTATCTCACTTAATAAATACTCTGCTTCAGCTTCTTCAATAGCTGCTAATTCGTCTTTTATAGTTTGGTCTTTTGGTCTTTCCATTTTATCCGCAAAGTATCCTTCAATACTAAACCCTTTTACCTTACCAGTTTTCACAAACTCATTCCAAATCTGATCGTTATTAACCTTAACACTTCCAACCCAAGTTCCTAACGGTAAGTCCATACCATACTTTACGCTCTTGTCATGAACTTTGTCCTCTACTATCCAGCTCTCAACTAATGATAGTCCGTTTATTTGGTATTGGTGTTCTAAAGTAGAATTGTTCTGTTTCCCTTGCATGAGATACATCTGCGAAGCTTTCAATACAGTATCCTTTGAGAAGTATATATAATATTCATCTTCTCCATTTCTTCTGTATATTGGCTTGTTGGGAATTAATAAAGCACCCATTAAAATACGCTTTTCTTTGTCTACCTCTGCAAGTTTAAACTCTTGTGATTTTAATGCGATGAAGTCCTCTTCTATTGCTGGGTTTTCCACAACGCTTATTGCTTCAATTCCAATCTCTTGATCTTCATCCAGGATAAGTTCTACAATTCTCATATCTATATATACATTTTTTAATTATTTTTTGTATTTATATTGTTGCACCCTCTACAATATTGTTTTCTAAACTCTGTGCAGTTGTTACATCATTAGCTACTACATACGCTTGTACTGGCTGTTGTGATTGACCACCTACAGCTTGTGCTAATTGGCTTGTTTCTGTAGCACCCACTATGTTGAATGATGGTGGCTGTGAAGAGCCAGCGCTCCCACTAGCAGCACCACCTCCACCAAGAGTACCAGCTACACTGTTAGCAGCGCCAGTTGCAGATTTTATAGCACCTATTATACCAGCGGCTTGTGCAGCATAACCAATTAACATTGGAATGTTTTGAGGAAAACCTATTTTAGCAGTTTGTGCTGTACCTTCAGCGACTGCTGTTGTACTTTTTGCTACTGCAAGTTTACTAAATGTTATGGTTTTTTTGGCTTCCATAATCATTTCCTTTAAAGCTAAACCTTGTTTAATTATCAAAAGCGCTTTACCAAGACCAGTTTCTGCACCAGCTAAACTGATTGCATCATCAAGAGCTTTTTGTTTCGCTGCTGTTTTTTGTTGTTCTAACTCTACCTCGGCATCTGTTATTGCTTTATTTTCTTCAAAAATTTTCTGTTTAGCTTCTAAATCTTCCTGGGCAAATTGATTGTTGAGCTCCAAAAGTTGTTCATCATAAACCTTTTTTGCTTCTAACAGTAAAATATTTTTTTCTGTTTCATCTGAAACTTGTTTATCAATTATTTCTTTTTGATCAAGATATTGTTGTTTAAGTTCTTCTCTCTGGATATCTCTTTCACTTTTACCTATTAAAGCAAGCTCTTGTTGAATTTCTTTTTGCTCTTTTAATAAAGAATTTACATTAACTTGTTGCTCACTTCTAAATCCAGTAATTTGAGCTTCAATCGCTGCTTGCTCATTTAAAGCTTCTATATAAGCTTTTTGAAGTTCAATACTTTCTTTGTTTTTTGACAATTCTGATGCTGCGGATGCAAGTTGAATCTCTGCATTTTTAAGCATGACTTTTTCTTGTTCATCTAAAATGAGAGCAAGTTCATCATTTGCTTTAATACGATCTTCAATACTTTTACTTTCATCATCCCTTATCTGTCTTAAACTTTCAGCTTGTCTGTCATACTTTTCAATTAATCCTTGATTTTTTACTGCTGCCAATTCTGCTGCTTTAGCAAGCTCTACATTTTCTTTAGCTGCTTTTACAGTTTCTGTTGCATAATTTTTTATTGTTTCAACAGTACTTTCAAAACTATCATCTACCCCAGTAACCACATCAACAGTCTGCTTTCCAGCTTCTTTAATAGTTTCAAAAGCTGCACTAAATTTACCAGTTACAAATTGACCTAAAGCCTTACCAGCTAAACCAAGAACTTCAATAAATTCTTGAAATCTTACAACAATTCCTTCATAAATTCTTTTGCCCAAGTCCTTAATTGCTTCGGCTGGATTTTCAAATATAGCTTTAAAAGTATCTACAATTCCTCCTTCACTTTCAAATAAAAAGCTGACAAAATCATTAAAAGCAATACTTACAACTTCAAAAGCAGTATTGAAAACATCTAAAACTTTTTGATTTTGACTAAATACATCTTTTAATTTTATAAATGCAGCAACAAATAAACCTATACCAGCCGCTTTCATTGCTGTTCCAAGACCTTTAAACCCTTTTGATAAACCTGCAATACCTTTAGATGATTTTTTAGCATTCTTTTCAACTCCATCTAAAGCTTTTGAAGAACTTTCTTGAGTTTCCTCTACTTCTTTATTTACTTCTTTTAAGGAATCTATAAGTTTGTCTAATCCTCCAGCCGCTTTTACAGCATCAACATCAATTACTATTTTCTTTTCTATTGCCATTTTATCTCTTGTTTAAGTGCTTTGTATCCCTCTTTTAGTGTTGTAGGTAGTTTGTGTTTACCTTGTGCTATACGGATGTTTTCTGTTTCTCCGTTTACATGCTTTAAGCTTTCTAATATTAATTTGATCATGACGTTGTTTCTATTATACTTGTATCGAATGAATAAGCATCGTTTCCATCTATGTTGTATTTTGCTCTTACCCCTATATTGTATGTTGTGCCACTTTCTAAAGGAGATAACTTTATAGCTGTCCCTACAGTTGTTACATATCCTCCACCATTCAAAATAACATCATAGCCAACTGCACCAGTAACCGCAGTCCAAGTTATGTCAATAGCTGTTGATGTTTTAGAAGAAACTGTAACTTGTGCTACTCTGTCTAAATAAGCGAATTGTGCGTTGTTTATTTGGCTTACCCACTCATCAACATTATAAAGTTCTAAATCTGATTTGTTTGTTAATAGGTTTGTTTTTATACTGTTTATTCTGTAGGCTTTATTATTAATTACAAGCGTATCATTCATATTCAGTTTAATCAACAAACTCAACGGAAGATAAGCAGTTACTTTTACAAGCCTTGAGTTTCTGTCAAAAACTGTGTGAACATAATCTAAATAACCATACTCAAACAAGTTAGTTGTATCGGAAGGTATAACTCCAAGCCACTCGTCTTTCTCCTCTCCAAAGCTTAACTGTTGCCTTGTTGAATAACCCCAGTCAAATGTCGTTAGCTGTGTTGGTCTTCGGTAATGTGAGTTTGCAGTTCCATCAAGAGTAAATTCATCGTCTGTATTTTCTTGATACGCTATACACAAAATCAATGGCTCTCCAATAGTTGGTTTAAAGTCTTTGGTTAACATTGCACCTTGCCCAATATATGTTTGATTTCCAGCTTCATCGCTTAAGCGTTCGTACATCATTTTTTCAAAGGGTACTTCAACCTTATATACTCCGCCATCCCATTCATCATCTCCGTAATTTTCTTCTGCAAATGGTATGCCTTGTATCTCATCTGAAAACTGCACAAGGAAACTCTTTTTACTTTTAAATTTAAAGTCCATTTCTTTATATTGAAACAACCTCTCAACACTTGAAGTAGACATATCCACATATTTTGTAATGTCGTAATCAGCTCCAGCATTCATGTAAGCTCGTGCTTCAAACACATTTATTTGGTCATCAGATTTAAACACTAATAAATTAAACATCTTAAACAAACCGCTTAAGAAGTCTATTACTTTAATGTTTGGAATCTGTTTGCCTATGTAAAACTTATTTTCAGTAGATTGATTTGTTGGTGTGTATACCCCAACTTCAACATCTGAATAACTCCCAGAGAAAGCACTTCTTCTTTGATATCTAACAGTTAAAGTTTGACTCATCGCAATAGTGCTATCAGATTCAACTTCAATCATCAAATCTAAAAACCCACCATTACTAACAGACAAAGGTATGTTTGCAAAAGTTAAACTGTCACCTCCGCTTGGATAATCGTTTGCGTAATATTCCTCTTCTGTTGATGCGTTTCTTATTCTAACTGTATAAGGTATTGTTGAGCCACCTACATTAATATCAACCTCAACCCTATATCGTGCAACCCACCATTGCTGAACTCCAATCGCTGAAAGTGTTGCTGGTCTTAATTCTGTTCCAGATGTAAACGAATAATCTGGTACACTTAAATCAAACCATCGGTTTCTTAATATCCGAGTACCACCGCCTTCAACTGCGTTTGTAACATACCCCTCGTTTCTATGCAGCCACATATAAAACTGATTAAACTTTGTTTCATTGAAATAACCGAAAAAATTAATTCTTGGGAATTTTCTTTCTATTGCCTCAATAATAGCTCTTAATCTTATAGCTGGTTTCAAATCAGTCCATAATAAACCAGTATCTGTGATAGCATCTTTGTAGCCATTTGTAGTAGAATAGCGCATATTCTTACTGTGATGGATGTTTGGCACAAGTATATCGGTACTTCCATATATGCTATTTATAGAGCTGTCGGATAAAGCAGAGAAATTTGTTATATTTTGTTGAGAATACTCAAAGTCTAAATCAGTTCCATAGTCTAAACCGCCTAAAGTTGTTTCTCCTAAAATTTCCTTTAGCTCAACAGTATCCCCAAAGAATACCACTTTGTATGCGTGTGCTTTATTATCCTTTAATGATACGCTTTTAAATTGTATCTTACCTTTTTTGTAGTCTATCCCATTGAGCTTTATAATTGCATCGTGTCTGAACCTTGCATCAAAACTGTTTAGAATATCTTGGTTTTCGTAATGCCTAAATAGTTTGTTATTAGTTTTAGAGGCTGGTAGATTAAACTGCTGACTGAAAGGAGTAAATACCTTTCCTATATCTTTGACATTTAATAGCGTTTCAGTTATGCTTATGCTCTCATCCTCAAATAAATCAGCTCTAAAATATGGGCTTGTGATTCTATACTTATAAGTTAAAGTTGCATTTGGGAATATACTAGCAGATAAAACAACATTCGTGTCGTTTGTTATAGAAACAACATAAGAGCTTTCTTGAGTAGTTAGGTTTTCAACTAAATCCCCAACGCTTACAGTTGTTAAGAAAGTAGCTTGGCTATCTGTTAAAAGATTAACTGTTGCAGTTCCTTGAGCCCTACCCTCTATTCTATTGTAGCCTTTTATATATAGTTCTATTATCTGCATCTATCGTATGTTGTTAATAGTGTCAAAAGCAAATTCTACTTCTATTGTGTAGTTTATTAGTTTGTCGTTTAAGTGTGTTTTATAGTTTAAACTGCTACTGCTTACGTTTATTGGTAATGTCTGTGAGTTTATCTCAATCCAACAATCTTCGCTTAACTGCATCTGCTTAAATACATCGTTATACTCCTCTGGATAAAAGCCAGTGTTTAGCGTTAGCTTCTCACTTCCATTTTTAGTCAGTATCTTTTGCTGATGTCTGCTTGTATCGTAAGCTCCATTAACAATAATATTGCGTTTAAACTTTTCTGTTTTAGTAGATAGTACCTCGTTAGTTCTTTTGAAAAACCATAGGTCTTGTAGTGCACCAAACTTATTTACAAACGTAATTTTATAAGGATCATACTTGCACTCCTTAATATTCTCTACTGTTAGCTTTATAACTCCACTATCTGTATCAATATATATCGTGTCAAAATCAAATAAAGTAAACTCATTAGCAAACTGCTCTAAACATGAACTCTCCTCAAAAGTTCCACCATCTTGTATAACCCTATCCTCAAACTCATCAGAGCCATTTATTGTATTGCTAACGTATTCTATTTGCTCATCACTTTCATCACTGTCTGTTATAGCTTTAGTGTATATCAGTTCTCCATCAAGCTCGTAAGAAACTCTGTTTGTTATTTCAGTATAAACTGGAATTGTTGCTGGAGCATCATCTAACTTTACGACCTTTAAGTTTGACTGCAATAGTCCACTATCGTTTTGTGGATTAGCACCATCTTCATAAAAGCCATAACTATCAAATCCAGTTAGTTGTGTATAAGCAGAAGGAGTTTGTGCAGAGCCTTGTATATAGTTTGTAGTTCTGTAATCCACCCAAACATTATCAGTTGCGTAATCTCCATCAAAAGTATTAAGTATATAATCTCTTACTATTTCGCTAATCTCAAACGTCACTACATTATTAATTGCAAAAGATGTAAGCGTAAACAAATTAGTTCTGTCTGTTGTTTGTGTACCAGTATATACATACAGCTCCATATCTACTTGCGTAAGATTTGCTACTGTTGGGTTTACACCAATAGTAATATAATATGGGCTTCTTGCGTTTATCTTGCTCATTTCTCCTTAATATTTATTTGTATCTGTTTTTCTATTCCTATTGAATAAGCTTTGACAAGATCATCTGGTAAACGCTTAAACGCTGCTTCAAATGGTTTTGTAAAAAACATGCTTGCTTTCATTCCAGTCTTGTAAACGCTTCTTGTTATTATATACCCTGTTTGCTTATAGCTTAAAAATTTTCCTTTCTTATCTCTGAACTGAATACCTCTTCTTCGCACCCACTTATCAATCCCTTTAGTTAATCCACCTTTCTTTCCACTTCCAGTTCCGAACCTATATGGACTGTTGGGAGCTTTAGCACTTGAATCCTTACCCTTAACACCTAAATCCTGGAACTTTCCATAGTCAGCCATTTTAAAAGCCATAGACGTCGAATCTTTACTTGACTCTATATCATACCCTAAACTATTATAAAGCTCTTTAGATGTATTCTTTTTGCCTTTAGTTAGATTACTTCTACTTTGCTGTATAACGTATTTAGCAAACTTGTTCAGCTCTTCCCTTAAGAATTTCTCTGCTAACATATATCAATGTCATTTCTAACAAAGACATCAAAAGTTGCTGCCCATCCAGCAAGTCGATTTTCAAACCGCTCATAGAATGGCTCAAGATTTGCATCTCCATCAAGTTGGTATTGATCCGAATAAAGAACTCCTTTTCTCAAAATCATGACAAGCTTATTAAGAACTGCAAGTTGAGTATTAAGGATATCTTGTTCATTGTTGTTTCCTCTAAATATATCAGTCGTTGCTTCTTTGCTTTCATCCACTATGTCCATAGCGAGTACAGATATATTGAAAGTAAGCGTTTGCTCTTGCGTGCTTACGTTGTTTATGATGATATGAGACAAGGGAAAGATTGATTGCTTTGATAAGTCAATGTCATATATATCTCCAGTGGTTACTGTATTTACATTCACATCATTAAGAAGCTGGTTTTTGATTGCTTCTGTTAATAGATAAAATCCTCTTACTCCTGTATTGCTCATTTTATTTGAATTTACTTTTTATTTGTCTTGCTTCTAGCTCATTCTTCTCTTTAGAAAAAGTTAGAAATGTCAAGCATTCATGTACATTTA